TACAACTGATTACGACATTGTTATAGGCGCAGGACGAATTGTAAACAATTCAGTTGCTGCAGGCACACCCCAAACTATATTTAGTGCTACTCAATTTTCTGGTGTTGGCGGCCCCTATGGCGGTTGGAGAGGGTGGAATACATTTTTAACAAATAACGGAGTATGGCAGTACACAGGGCAAACAGCCCTTGCTGAATTTGATAAAACTGCGCAGGTAACTTTTCCAGAAGCAGGGTACTATGAAATCTCAGCAACTGCTGATGACGAAGGCTATGTAAGTATTGATGGTGCAAAGTTAATTACAATTCAAGGTGCCAATGCGTTTGCAAATGTAGGAAAAACTTGGTTTTATGCTGAAGCTAACAGTGTACACGCAGTAAGAATGAAAGGTTTAAATTCTGGAAGCGGTGCGGCCGCAGTAGCTTTAACTATTACATATGCTAAAAATGCTGGACTAAATATTGCGGGTTCTATGGGTACTGAACTAATATTTGGCAAAGACGGTTTCTTTTCGCAACGAAAAGACGCATTTAACTACGTTTATAAAATGCGTGGTCTACCACGAGCAAAATACTCTATTCAAGTAATTAGAACAAACGATGATGTAACAGAAAAAGACGAAGACCCAGATAATAGGTATTATACTAAAGCAATTCTTTATGCAGTAACAGGATATAATAAACAAACGCTAAATTCTAACAACGTATTAGTACCAATTCGTGTTGTAAAGAATCCGCCGAATTGCCACCTAGCAAGAACTTTTATTAAAGTCCAAAGCACTAATAAAATAAACGGTAGTTTAGAAGGTGTTAATGCTTTAGTGCAGACTAAGGCTAATATATTAAATAGGCTAACAAACGATTGGAAAATAGTAGATGTTACTAACAATCCTGCAGCACTATTCCTTTATGTATTAATGCACCCTGCCAATGCGTATAGAGTAGCAAACAATATTATAGATGCCGCAAACCATGTAGACTTAAATGCACTAGCTGATTGGTATAAGTTTTGCGAGCCTATGACTTATGCAAACGGTAAATGGACTAGAGATCTTACTAAGCCTTTACTTACTTATAATGCAGTACTAACTAGTGTTACTAGTGTTATGGATGTATTAAAAGACATATGCTCTGCTGGTAAAGCTAGTCCTAATTATATAGACGGTAAGTGGACAGTAGTAGTTGATAAACCACGTACTGGAGTAGTCCAGCACTTTACCCCCCATAATAGTTGGGGTTTTGAATCTACAAAAATACTTCCCCGTATACCAGATGCATTTCGTATTACTATTGCTGACGAAGAAAAAGGTTATCAGGCAAATGAGTATAGAGTATATAATATTGGTAAAAATGAAAGCAATGCAGAATTATTTGAAGAAATTAGCTTACCTGGTGTAACTAACTTTGAACAAGCAAAGCACATTGCTCAATGGCATATGGCACAATTAAAATTGCGCCCAGAAATGTATAGTTTGAACGTAGATTTTGAGTATTTAGTTTGCAATCGTGGAGATGTAGTACGTGTTACGCACGATGTTCCACTATGGGGCAGTGGCAGTGGTAGAATTAAAAATTGTGCTGTAGGTAGTGCGACAATAACTTTAACAGAGGAAATTTACTTAGAAAGCGGAAAGCCTTATAACATTAGGGTTCGAACTAATACAGGCGCTAGTGTATTAAAAGCTTTAACCTCAATAGCTGCAACAGGCTACTACAATAGTATTACTTTAAATGCAGGACTAACAAGTGGTGATAACATAAATCCTGATGACTTGTTTATGCTAGGCGAAGTAAGTAAAGAATCGCAAGAATTAGTTGTATTAAGTATAGAGACCTCTAGTAATGTTAGCGCAAAATTAACTTTAGCAGACTATTCACCACAAATTTATACCGCAGATTTATCAGGGTATTTATCCTATAACTCTAATATTACTAGTAGTGCTAATTATTTAGTCACTTCAATTATCAATGAAACTCCTACTATTGTTTCAGTAAATAGTGATAGTGCAATTAGTGATAAAATAGCTAACGGTACGTACACTAATACTGCAATTATTAGTTATACTAATTCTAACAAACTTAGTGCAAGCGCAGAAAGAGTTCAGTTACAGGTAATTCCTGGTGATGTAATGTTTGATACAGCTTCTCCATCTTACTACGCACCTAAAGATTCTTCTAGTATTACTGTACAGCAACTTACAACGGGTCTTCTTTATAAAGTTAGAGCTAGATATACTAATAACTCTGGAAATGTTGTTGGACCTTGGTCTGATACTTATTGGTTTACTAATGGCGGTAAGAATAGTAACTTTGGAGTGTCTCCCACACTTACTTTAGATTTAGAAAAAACTTATATTGTAGTAGATCCAAATATTATAAACCCGCAAAGTGATATTCAGGCTTACGCATATAGACTATATAAAAGTAATGTTACTACAGATTTGTGGGATACTACACCAATTATTCCAGAAGTACAAAGTCAAGGACAAGGCAGACTGGACTTAGAAAAAGTACCAGTACCTCGTATATCTGAAGCCGGTATTGACTATAAGGTAGAATGTAGAGTATTAGATAAAACTAATAACTATAGTGCTGCAAGTTCGTATGCTTTAATTAAAATTAAAACAATTGTTTAAGGATAAATATGGCAGGAACCTTATTCGCAGGCGTAAACTCACTAGTACTAAAGTTAGATACTCCATATGATACAATCAGAACAACTGATGTTAGAGACGATTTAATTAAAGTAAAAGTTTGGTGTTCTGCAACACCAAACTTTACTCCTGTTGATACTTATAATGCTCTCGGAGTAGCCAATACAGGAGCAAATCAAGTATTTGATGGTTTAAGTTTATCTATTACTATATCAGGACTACCTAATGGTACAGCTACACCAACTCCATTGGTAGCCGGTACACCTTACTATGTTAGATACGCTTTTATTAGCGATATTCAAGAAGATGTATATACTGTTTCTAATCAGTTAACCAAAACTCCAATTTCTGCTTCAGCGCAAACTATTGATATTTCAGGATATACTAGTTTTGTACAAAATGCAGCACTTGTTTTTACACCTTTAAATGCTACACTAACTGCAGTATTACAGAATATTACAGGAGCCACAAGTAGTTGGAGCATACAAGGCGGTAGCCCAAGCACTGCAACTGGAGATACTGTTACTATTACTCCTAGTGCTAATGCTGTTAACGTTACTGTAACGCTAACCGTAAGTGGGGGTAATTTAGTTAGTAATTTAACTAAAACAGTTATAATGCCCATTCTTTACAATGGAGCAAAAGGTGAAGCAGGTATTGCTGGTAGTATGTCAGCTTTTCCAACAATTTATAAGTGGACTTCTAGTGCTACACCACCAGCACGCCCTACCACAGCGTCTACGTATACATGGGGTAATCCAACGTTTGCTGTAACGGATGGCTGGGAAACAACAATACCTTCAAATACTACTCCAGGAGATTATTTGTGGTCTATTACTATCCCATTAGCAACTTCAGGTGAAACTATACAAAGTAGTTTAGATTGGACTAGTACTAGTTATCCGATTAGAGCTATTTCATATAATGGAAAAGTTGGTGATAAAGGGGATACGGGTAATCCAGGTAGTGCTAGTTACGTAATTGAGCGAGGTGCTTCTACTAATAACGCGGCACCTACAAATGCTGAAGTATTTTTTGTAATTGGTAGAAATCCAATAGCTGGAGATATGGCCACTGTTAGCTATAACAATTACAATGGTGCACTAATTTACAAGTATAGTGATGGCTGGGCATTAATGACTACTTACATACCTGGCAGCTTAATTGTTGAAGGTACTATTACTGGTAATAAAATGGTAGCTGGTACAATTGATGCTCAATATTTATCTATTGGTAATCCTAACGTAACTAATTATAATAGGATTCGTTTATACGATAATAAAATTGAAGTCTGGGACGCTAGTAATAGCGGCCAACCCCGAGTAAGAATTGGTAATTTAGCCTAAGGAGCATATATGGCTTATGGAATGCAAATATTTGATGCTATGGGTGACGTATACTACGATACTAGTAGTGAATCAGGAGTATTTGTAGAATTTGTAACACTATTTGTAACAGGCAATTCTAGTGATAGATATATTACTTATAACGGTGCTAGTGGAAAAAAAGATTTACAAGGCTTACGATTAAGACTATTCACCTTATATGGAGGAGATCACTGGTATGAGCCCGTGTATAACGGTACTAGTGGTTATCCGCAAATAAAATATGGTGAAATCAATCCAACTGTTCCCGCTTCAGGTAGACGCGGAACAATTTTAATGGTACTTGCACGATGAGTTACGGATTTAAATTTACGAATACCAACAGCGAATTAGTCGTTGATGATTCCAATGTTAAGCCTTGGTATATTGATGGAACTATTTCAGGAAGTACTAATTATTTTGGATTAAATTATAAGACTGTAGACATAAGTTATAATGCTTTTGATTTCAATATATTTACTCCAGGGTCCAGTGTCAATGAGCAACCAAGTACTAATAATAGCAGCCCATACGGACCAAACGGTACTTGGCGTATTTACGATATAAGATATATAGCGCCAGATATTAGTGATTGTTTTTATGCATATACACTTCCACGTAGTAACGATAGTAATGTTTGGTACTTTACTCAAGACGTTGGCATTCAACAACCTAGTATTAGTACCGCTGGAGCAGGCCCAATACATATAGTAAATAATCCTAAAATAGATACCTTACCCACACCTGGTACGGGAGAGCAATATGTTTCTATTTTTGCAATGGTTCCAGAAGCTTGGCTAGCAACAGCTACTGCAGAGCAACTTCAGGCAGTTATACCAAAAGTATACTTTTTTGGAAGCAAAGAAATAGCAAATAATATACGTAGTAGTGGTTATGGTATGCAGGTATTTGATAAGACTGCTAAATGCATGTATGATTCTGCAAAGTTACACATACAACTTAAAAGCTACTCGTTCCAAGACTGGACTATTCCACCTCCGCCGTATGTAGGGGGCCCTGACTGGAATGGTGCAGATATTAGATCAAATACTATAACTACTGCTTCTCCTCCAAGCAGCACCGCTTTTGTAATACCAACAGCATCTCAATATTTCTATACCGAGTATACTTTGGATGGCGTTACCATGGGTTCAGTTAAGGTCCACAGAACTATGGTACAAAGAATAGACTCTGGCACCGATACAGGTAATACTAGTATAATACGTACTAGAACTGTCCATTGTAGTACTCAAGCTACTCAAGCATTAGGATTAGGAGATAGATTAATAGGAGTGCCTAATAATACTTGGTGGAATTATGGGTCGAACTCTTATGCTGGTTGGTTAGGTCAGCAATATAAACTACAAATTTTAGCTTTAGATGCAGGCCCTCTTGATCGCGGCTACTCAGGAGGCGACTGGCCTTCTACCTTTAGTCTTTCTGTTAATAGAACAACTGTACCTGAAAATCTTAGCAGCAGTCTTAATAAAGTTACTTTTACGCTTAGCACTACACGAATAGCTACAGGCTACCAAGCATCATATACTATAAGTGGACCTAATATTACTGCTAGTGACATAGACTCTGTACATAGTAATGACCAGTATGTAAGTCAGGGTTCTTTAACAGGATATTTTACTGTAGTAAATAATATTGCTACTATTTCGTTGTATATAAGCGAAGATTATGTAGCTGAAGGAACAGAAACACTAACTTTAAGCTTAAACAACGGGCTAGCATCGGCCACAGTTTCTTTAACTGAAGATAAAGCGTATAGCCTAATCTTTGCAGAAACTCCAGACGTTACAAACGCTGGTGTACCAGGTTTCTATGAAAACTCTGGTAATAACTCTAGAACAGTGCTATTCTCACTATTAACAAAAAATATCTTACCTGGAACAGTAATTCCTTGGAGATTGGTATACAGTAGTACCGCTAGTGCAAGTGACTTTATTCAAGGAACTAGCGGTAATTTTACAATTGAGGCACTACCCGTTGGCAATGCTCAATCTAATGGCGGATATAATGGTAGAGATAATGCCGTTATAATTATTAAAAGAGATTTTTTAACAGAAGGTACAGAGCGAGCAAGGCTAGACCTTACTAATATACCTGGAATTTATTTAGACTTTGATATAATAGATACTAGTGGCGGTACACCTGGTGTAACTATATTTAATCCTAATGGCGGCTCTCAAACAAGCGGCACTGTAAATTTAAGTGAAGGTACAGAATCTATTTGGATAATATATGTTACTAATATATCTACTGCAAATGCTGTACTATATCCTAAAATTACTGGCGGAACGGCTAATACAGCAGACATTGTTATTAAAGACTACAGGGATAATGCCTTAAATCAAGTAACGCTAGATGCGGATGGTTTCGGAATAATTAGTATTACGCCCACAGCTGATGTAGCACTAGAAGGCCCAGAAAACTTTACACTAGGTATTTATTATCCACAAAATACAAAGATATATGATTATAGTGGTACTATAAATATTGCTGATACTTCTAAGCCTCCTGAACAGTATACTACAGCAGTAAGTTCTCAGTTTACTGATGAAGGTTTAATAATATCTGTTACTATTACTTCTGCATATGACTATGCTCACCCAATCTATTGGGTTTTTGCAGGAGAAAATATAGGTGGAGGATTCGGAACTTTAAGCTTAGATGATATATCCAGTATAAGATACCGAGATCCCGACTATTTAACAACAGGTGGCCCACAGTATGTTAATATAACTAAAAGCGACCGAGGGTCTTTTAGTTTCCCAGGTTCTGGAACTCAGACCCAAAACTTGCGATATACGATAGAATTTATTACACTTGATGATGGAGTCACAGAGCCTTCAGAGTTTGGTGGAGTAACTTTTCGCAATGATAGTTATACCGGGCCTATATTAGATATAGTAGGGTTTTTCCTAAAAGATAAAGCACTACCCACATACAGTATATATCCTAGTGCTACCACTGTAAACGAGGGAGATACTTTAGTATGGACTATCACAACCACTAATGTTCCTAATGGTACAGTATTGTGGTGGATAAGTTTTGGTTCAGCAACAAATGTAGATTATGATGATAACCTATACGGAACATCAGTAACTATTAATAATAATACAGGAACAGTATCACGTGTAGTTAAAGCAGATAATGGGGCATATGAAGGTATGGAAACATCTGTACTAGCATTATACGACTCTGCTAGCTATACTAATGAGATAGCTAGATATAGCGGCAGCGTAAGTATTAATGATACTAGTAATAATGTTAATGAAGTATTAACTATTAACCCCTCTAGTGTACCTTACCCTAATACTGTTACTGTTTCAATTACTGGTGGTGTTCCAAATACACAAGTACAGTATAGTATAGACAGTACTAATTATGACGGCTCTGTAACTTTAGACGCAAGCGGTAATTATACAAATAATGCCGCAGCTCCTGGTGAGGCTGTTGGTTCACACACTTTATATGTAAGATTCCCTGCTACAGGGCATACTAGATCAGCCTCTTGGACAGTAACTGCTCCAGCACCAACCTATTCATTTACTCGCGATCAAAGTATAGTAGATGAAGGCCAAACTATTACTTATACTGTTACTACAACAAATGTGGCTAATGGTACTAGAGTATACTGGATTAATTACGGTAGCGCAGATGCCAATGACTTTACTAGCTTTACAAATGAAGGTTTTGTAACTATTAATAACAATACGGGTAGTTTTTATAGAACTTTACGTAACGATATTACATCTGAAGGCAATGAAACCGTATTTGTGTTCTTTTATGCAGATTCTGGATATAATGATATTTTGGGGTATACTGGACAAACAACTGTAAATGATACAAGCGTTCCAGCAGTTGTATATAACGAAACAATAAGTATGACTCCAAGTTCTGTAACGTATCCAAACGGAGTTACCTTTAATGCTAGCGGCGGTAAGCCAAATGGAAGTTATAGATTTAGTGTAAATAGTCTTAATTTTGATAGCCCTACTTATTACTTAAATAGTAGTGGTAGTGTTACTGGCCCTACTGGAGATGCAGGAGCAGGTTTCAATCCTGGTAATTATACAATTTATGTGTATTTTGTAGACAGTGGTAATACTCGTCAAGCTTCCTGGACTGTTACAGCCGCAAATCCTGCAGCAGGAACTTTATTAAGTCAATATTGCGGTACAGGTGCTAATCAATATACTCGTTATGGTAATTATGCTGATGGAAACGGTGGCAGTTATGTTCAAGTAATTGAAACAAATGCAGCTTACTGCGGGTACACTCCACCAGCTGGACAAGTAGTTAGTAATTATAGTTCTACTACTAATGATCCTGGAAATACTGATGTAGAGGGCTCGCCTTCAGCTGCATACGATGGTATACGTTGTCGAGGGGTAGGCAGAAATCTCATAGACAGTCAAGTAACCAGAACGTTTACCGTAAGTCAGGCTGGAACAATCACTGCATATTTAATAGTAGGTAGTGAAGCAAATTATGATTTTGGAGAAATATACTTTGATAATGTTCAGTATGCGCGTGGAAGCGGCAACTATAATAGTGGCCCCCTTACAGGACCTATTAGTGCAGGAACTCATACTATTAAAGTACGTTATACAAAAGACGGTAGTGTTAGTGGTGGGGATGACTCAGCTTTTGGATATTGGTCTATAACTTAATAAGTAAAAACTTTAAAATTTCACTGCCAAAATACCCTGTCCATTATATGGGCAGGGTATTTTTTTGCATTGACAACTTACCGCCCTTGTGGTATAATATATCAAATTGTCAGAGTTTGTCAACCTTTTTTCTTGACAAGCTTTTAACTAGATGTAAAGGGCAGCTCTGCCGTTTAGAATATAATTAAATATACAACCACTGCTAATAAGGAGATCTGATTATGGTGGAGATTGATAACCACAGCCTCATTCAGACAGTTTCACTAGTTGCGTTAGCAGTTGTTGCTTTCTCAGTTGGAATTCAGAAACTGTTAAAAGACTGGAAAAGTACCCATGCGGAAACTAGCGTAATTACTTTAATGCACACGGAGCTAGAACGTATGAGTCAACAGAATACCTTACTTGCCACTGAGTTAAATCGCTTGCAGCAAGAAATGATTCTGCTAAATACTCAACTAGCACAGTTGTGCGTTGAGAATCAGCAATTGCAAACCGAAGTTGTTGCACTAACCGAAGAAGTTAACAAGTTTCGAGTATCGGCTACTATAGCAGCAGCTAAAAAGGTTAAGGTGGGCTAATGCAACCAGCAAAAATTAACTATAAAATCTACCAAGGCAGCACTTTTCAAGAGACATTTCGTTGGGAATCAGAAACAAAAGTTTATGTACCAATTCAGTCTATTGCAAAATCAGCCCCTTGCGTAGTTACCACCACAACACCTCACAATCTGCCCGTAGGCTGGAGATTTCGTGTAGTTGGTGCAGGTGGTATGAAAGAAATTAATAGTACTGGCGAAGAGTATCACTTGTCTACTCTTGCACCAACTGCTACTACCATAGAGATTAATCAAGTAAACAGTTTAGCGTATAACGCATATACAAGCGGTGGTGTAGTAGAGTTCAATCAACCAGTTTCACTAGCAGGATATGCCGCTCGTATGCAAATTCGTGAAACGGTAGATAGCCCAACAGTTATTCACGAAGCAACAACACAAAATTTGCAAATTAGTTTAGATAATACTACTAAAACAATTCAGATTACATTACTGGCAAATGTTACACAAGCTTTTACGTTTTCAACAGCAGTATATAGTTTAGAACTATATAACGGTAACAATGTTATACCTTTTATTAACGGTAATTTAACATTAGTACAAGAGGTAACACGATGACTACTGAAGTAATCGTAACCCAAAGCGGGGACACTAGCGTTGTACAAGGGCAAATAGTAAATCGTGTAGTCATAGACGACAAACCTGCTAGAATTATTACTAGTGGTATGCTGCCTCCACCTGCTGTAAGTTCTATTTCAGCTTCAGGTGATGTGGATCTTACACAGCTACAAGATGGTGGTGTATTAGTTTATAATACCGCAACAAATATGTGGAAAGCTACTAATTTGCTTGATAAGCAAATTTTTGAAGCTGGTCAGTTTTAAAAAGGATAAGCAATGGCTTCTATTTTAAGAATTAAGCGCAGTGAAACGTCAGGTAATCCTGGGGTACTAGGCGCAGGTGAGTTAGCCTACTCTGGCTTAACCGATAATGGTTCAAATGGTGGTGACCGACTTTATATTGGTCTTGGAACCGAAACCGCAGGAAATGCGGTAAATCACATTATTATTGGTGGTAAACGTTATACCGACATGGTTGACGCAGCCACTAATATCAACACAGTAGGCACATTAGTAAAACGCGATTCAAATGGTGATTTTACTGCCCGCCGTGTTACAGCAGATTTAATTGGTAATGCAGATACTGCTACCAAATGGTTAAATCCACGTAACTTGAGTTTAACAGGCGATGCAACTGCTACACTATCATCTATTGATGGATCGGCAAACGTATCAGCAGCATTAACGCTAGCAAATACTGGAGTTACTGCAGGAAGTTACGGAAGTGCTACAGCAATTCCTACTTTTACAGTTGACACAAAAGGCCGTTTAACTGCTGCAGGCACTGTTGCAGTTGCAACAAACTTGTCGATTGCAGGCAATAGTGGAACAGACACAGTTAGCTTATTAACAGATACATTAACAATTACTGGTGGTACTGGTGTTACAACAGCAGTTACCGACAACACAGTTACAATCAGCTTACCTCAAGCACTTGGACCTACATCAAACGTTACGTTTAACGATGTTACAATCAACGGTGTTTTATACTCAAATGATATTACAGCTGCTAACATCAACATTGATGGTAATGCTTCAATCACAGGTAACTTAACAGTTTTAGGTACTGTTACAACAGTTAACTCAACTACTGTTGCAATTGGTGATAAGAATATTGAGTTAGCCAAAGACGCTAC